AGGCGCTGAAATGATAGCGTACCACAAACATCCAACACAGCAAAACCTGTGGACTTTCCCAGACGCATACAAAGACGACGAGGAAGTAGAGAGCCCATACATGAGCAACGCAAGTATGAGGCAGTTCCTTGGAGCGTTGGGTTACAATCCAGATTTTGAAGATCAAAGTCCTGTGCCAGCAAAAGAATTCATAGCGAGAACCACACAATGGTTACAGAAGAACATTGGCAAGAGGTCTCCAGAAGAACCAACAACACAAGACGGTAACATGGTTTCCGTTGGCAAGCCAGAGGGTTACATGAACCAGATGGTGAAAGCACACGACGAGATAGCAAGGAAAGTTTTAGCGAAATATCCTGAAGTAACACACTTTGGATTCAATTAACATGAGAATAAAAGAATTTCAACATGAACCAGTAAAGCCTGACACATACGAGGCCTCAATGGCTCGCAACCAATTGATGCGTATTGCCAAGTGCGGTATGAAAATGCACAAAATGATCGATGACTCACAGGAGATGGAGTCATGGGTCGCAAAGAAGATAGACCTTGCAGGCGACTACGTTAAGAAAGTTTACAACTACACAGAAGGCGAGCAGGCCGGACTATACGACGATGGTGGCATGACGGAAGACGCGGGCGAGGGACACATGAGCAAATCAACTCTCTACCACACCGTGAAATATGCAATAGCATTGATGGATATGATCAAGCCAGGTGACGACCTCGAGGGTTGGGTGCAGAGCAAACTGAACAAGGCGGCAGACTACCTACAGGGTGTGGCAAACTATGAAGAATATCAGAAACTGAATCCATACAGGGAAGAACTTGACAGTTCACTTATGCAGAAACATGCAGGCATAATCCAGAAGAACATTGATGAGATATTGGCGAGAGAGACTAGCATAGACGACATAGACACAAAACCAGGCATGATGAGGATTTTAGCGAAACGTGTCAACGAAGTAGAGAAAGAGATTGCAAAAGAACAGAGAAAAAACACAGACGAAGCACACGGTGGTGAACATAGCACGTCTGGTCGAAGCATGACAAAAGGCGAGATGAACAAGAGAGAAAAGATCGTCAAGGGCATGAAGAAAGACAAAGCAGGATTCAAAAAGAGATACGGCAAGGACGCAGAAGCAGTCATGTACGCAACCGCAACCAAACAGGCAATGAAGGATGATCAAGCAAAAGAAAGCGGTATCCTTTACAGAGCAGGCGTAAAGAAATACGGTAAGGCAGGCATGAAAGCCATACAGAGTGCGGCTGGTAAAGGCGCAAGTCATCAAGAGATAGGCAAGATCAAAGACAAACATCTTAAAGATGCCGAAGACCTGGAAGAAGGTCTCAAGGACTGGGCAAGAAACACAGCAATGGCTGGCATAATTGTTGCCGGACTGGCAGGTGTCAACAGTATCAGCAGTGCTATAGACAGTTCGATACCGGCAATTGGTGCGATGGAAACAGCGTTAGAGATGGCACAGAAATCAGGTAATGACGAACTAGCAAAAATGATCGAAAAAGATCTGTCTGATTCCAAAATTAGATTGAGTTCGGGCAAAGATCTGTCATTTGTTACTGATATGCAAGAAAAATACGCAAAATTCATGAAAACAGAAGGCTTGACATACGAGTCAAAACTGCAAGTAGCGTTAAATCAACAACTTAAATAAAACTGTAACAAATATAAATACTTCATATGAGCACTAAAAAATCAGCAGACACAAGTTTCAGGGATCTAGTAGCACGTTTAAACGCGATGAGCAACATCACTCCAGAAGAGGAAAGAGCACAACTCATGGAAGCGGCTGGCAAGGCACCTAAAGTATTAGACGACAAAGACATCTCATTGGCTGACATCGCAAAGTTGGCAGGCATCAAAGAGTATGTTGAACCAACGCCTGTGTCAGAGAAGGCTGAGAAACTGGTAGAATCTATAGTAGCAGAACCAAAAGCAGAGTCAGTGATCACAAAAGCGATAAAAGAATCAGACGCTGACGACTCTTTGGCAACTACAATCAAGAAAGAAGTAAACGAAGAAGTAAACAGGCTCGAAAAAATAGCAGAATTAGAGGCCCAGTTAGCAGAACTGAAGACTGAACAAAAAGAAGAACAAACACATGACTCAAAATCATTCAGAGAAGTTGTCACAAAGGATATCGCAGAATATATCAAGAACGCAGAAGACACTCAACTTGTGGAACTTTACAACACAATCTCAGACAATGAGGCAGTTTACAATGAAGAATCATCAAGCATTCTTATCAAAACTCCAGAAACTTCAGAGATCATAGCAGACGCAGAGAAGGCTGAAGCGCCAGAAGAAGAAGTGATTGCAGATGCAGAAGGCGATAAGAGAAATTTATCCGAACCTCACAGAGGAGAAGAAAAAGCAGACAGCGAAGAAGACAAAGAAGAAGACGACGAAGAAACAGCAGGAGAAGTTCCCATGCTAGACAAGGACTTCGATGAGGACATGGGCGAAGAGGTTGAACTAGATGTTCCTGCACAAGACAAATTCACAAACGATTTAGATCCAGCAGAAAAGAAATAGTAGTAGATAACTATTAGTACTATGTTGACATGGTTATTGATAGGAATTCTGGTTGGGTTTTTCATAAGGTGTTTAGGTCAGCCCTACAGATCAGAAGAGGATAAATTCAAAGATCCTTGGAACTGGACAACTTTTGGCTGATAGTAAATAAGTGTATGCGTTTACACTTGACAGACAATAAGTTTGACACAAATCCCTATTGGAGTGAAAAGATAAAAAGCGTGTTCGCCTGCCCGCCAAAAGAGGCAGTGGAACTGTTTGACCAAAACGGTTATGACCTCACTAAATTAGAACAACTTTATGCAGTGTCCAATGGTGCAACACTGACGCCACACAGGCATTCCGAACACATGACGCTGAGGCAGACATGGTTCACGGACGATTCGCCCGAATCCGGACCACACATAAATCACGCAGTGATGTTCGAACGTAAAGGCTATTCGGGTGACGCACTAGCACAATTAGAAACTTGGGCAGGATACAGACCGCACTTCCATAAATTGGTCGCGATGAAGCCAAAGTGGGGACTGGATTTCAGCATAGACTACTGTGACCGTGAGGGGAATGTGTTTGAACTGTTGCATTGGGAATATGATGGCTTTGACTACAACGAAATAGCGGACAAGAAGGAAATCATGGAAGGCTTTCTATTGAACCAAGATTGGGATGAACGGGCAAACACCATGCTAGAACGCAAGGAAGAATGGCACACACTAGGCTTTTTCGAACAAAGCGATTGGAAAACACGGTTCTTTGGGATAGACAAAGAACGTTTCAAGATGGTGTTGTGGAAATAAATACAGCATATGAGCACAATACCTTACAATTACCCCAAATACATCGATGACAAAGTGTCAATGACTAACAACGGCACTGTGGACGCAGGGAGACAAATACAATCGCCCGCAAGTGCAGGCAGTAGGGGACTGGCCAAAACTACACAATTTACAAATAATCCAACTCAGATGAAGATGGGGAACACAATGGCAGAATCAATGATTGATATAAGGAACATACTGAACAGAATTGACGGTGTAAACGTTCCAACAGACGAAGCAAAATCAGGAATAGAAGACCACGATTACAAATTATTAATGTTAGACATCTCCGCTATGAAAGATAGAATAGCAGAACTAAACATAGACGATGACTCTAAGACAAGAGCACTCACGGCGTTGGGAGATGTTGAAGACGAATTAAACTTTGACGAAGCATACGAACCGTTCCCAGAAGAAGACGAGATGACTTTCGAGGACGATGATGCGTTCTACGAAGCGTTTGGTGAACTTGGTTTCCCAGAAGACGAGAACGAATTATTTGACGCAGAGTACAGAGGACGTAAAGTGCCACTGAACAAACCAATGCGTGGTGATGTGAAGAAATTCAAAGTGTACGTCAAAGATCCTAAGACAGGAAACGTGAAAAAAGTAAACTTTGGACACGGTGGAAGTTCAGCGAGAAAAGCCGGACAGAAGACAATGAAGATTAGAAAGTCTAATCCTAAAGCAAGAAAAAGTTTCAGGGCGAGACATAACTGTGCAAATCCAGGACCAAAGACAAAAGCAAGATACTGGTCTTGTAGAAAATGGTAACATGAAGATCAAAGAAGTAGAAGGCATTACAGAAGCAGAATTCGAAGTATTCGCAGAGAAGAAGGATGCCTGCTATCACAAGGTTAAAGCAAGATACAAAGTCTGGCCATCGGCCTACGCCTCTGGTGCTCTAGTTCAGTGTCGTAAAAAAGGTGCGGCCAACTGGGGTAACAAGAGCAAAAAATGATCAAAGAAAACGCTGAAAGAGAGTACGTAAATCTTCCCAAAGAAGACATAGAAAGATTACGACAAAAATTCCTTCCAGACTGGGAATACAAAGACAACAGTCTGCAAAAAAGGTACAAGTTTGAAGACTACTTTGAAGTGGTTGAGTTCCTGATAAACACAATCAAGCCACAGGAGAAACTAGACCATCACGCTGACTTGGGCATATTCTATGACGAGGTGTTGGTGAAAATATACACGCACAGGACAAACGATGTAAGTGATTATGACTTCATGGTTGCCATGCAGATAGACATGATCGCAAAAATGAAACACGGCGCTATCAATCCAAATTATGATCTCAACGCACTAGTCGACGAAGGCACACGATGTTGGAAAGGTTACATGCGTAAAGGATTCAAAACAATGTTTGGAAAGAGAGTTCCAAACTGCGTGAAAAGAGAACATGTTGACTTCTGTGTGAACTGTGGAGACATAGTCTTGGATGAATCACTTGATGAGAATCTTAAGAAATGGTTCAAACAAAAGTGGGTAAGAATGGGACCAAAAGGCAAAATCAGAGGCGCATGTGGTGGCAGAAGCAAAGGCGAAGGTAAGCCAAAATGTCTACCACTTGCGAAAGCAAGAGCACTTGGCAAAAAAGGTAGAGCAAGTGCGGCACGTAGGAAAAGAAGAAAAGATCCAAATCCTGATAGACGTGGTAAAGCGATCAACGTGGCTACCAAAAAGAAAAAGAAAAAATAACCTAAACTTTACACCCTATAAATATTTTCCTTTATGTGCGGAATATTATACTCCCTGAACTCTAACGGATTTTCAAATCTTGACATGTTGAAAAGAAGAGGTCCTGAAGGATTTACAGAAATCAGTAACGAGTTAGGATACTTTGCCCACAGCATGTTGAACACAATAGGAGACAGCACATCACAACCCTATAACACAAGACATGGCATGATGTTGTATAATGGTTCCACCTACAACAGTGGCGATGAGAATGACACCAAATGGATAGGTGAACAATTAGATGACAGTTTACAAAATACCCTTGATGTTGTGAGACAATTAAATGGTGAATATGCATTCATCTATGTGACTGAAAAACACATAGTCTTCTGTGTAGATCATTTTGATAGTAGAAATCTTTGGTTCTATCACAATAATGATACCAAAGAAATCACTGTGGCAAGTCTGCCAAACTTGGTTGAACAAAAGCACAAAATGACCTGGCGGGCAGATGGCAACAAGATCTACATAATTGATAGACACAATTTTTCGGTCAATATTGAAGTAAACAAAGAGTGGAACTTCCGCCAACACGTAAATCATTTTGACTTCGTTTTTGAAAAGTTTGAACGTGCTATGATCAACCGCTACAATCCTGACACCAGCACAAACTTGTTGAGTAGTGGTTTCGACTCAGGTGTAATAAATTGTGCCACACACAAATTGTTCAAGCAGGTAGATTGTGTATCGGATCCTGACAAGGAAGTGGTAGAGACACTTAAAGACCGTATGAAGATACACAACGCGGTAATCCTTCCTAATTTTGATGGTCATCAGAAAGATAAGGAGAATATGTTCCATTCAATAATGCCTGTTGACAAAATATGGGACTGTCCAACAGTGAATGGTTTGATAAATCTCATGAAAAATTATATTGCAAAACGTAAGAGAAAAATTGTTATTACAGGAAACGGTGGGGATGAAATCTACAACGACTGGCATGGACAAAAGTCCGGATTGGTTTGGACAAAAACAAATGGGTCGTTTCCCACTCATTTGCAATTTGTATGGGGATGGCACAACTACAATGGAAGAATGCAATTGACAAACACGAGGATAGATTTTATCGCTGGATACTATGGTTTGGAAGCACGGAATCCGTTGCTCGACGTAGAACTTGTACAGGCTTGGATAAACATTCAAAGCAAACTTAAAAACTCCTACAAATCCTGGATGAAGTCATACATGGAAGCACATGACTATCCGTTTACCATGGAGAAAATACATTCCTGGAGTGAACCGTACACCCCAGACGAATGGAAAATTACCAAACAAAACAATGACAAATTCCATGTTTCATAAAAAAGTTTGCTATCACACTAGATATATTGTATAATACATAACAACAACAGGAGAAACAAATGGCAGTAAGAAACTTTAATGACGCTGAAAAGCAGAAACTAATACAAATAATTTCACAGGGTTCACAGGTACTTGGCGAAGTAGAAGACTTGAAGGGTGGTCTTAAGGACACAGTAAAAGCGATAGCCGAGGAACTAGAATTAAAACCAGCACTTATCAATAAGGCGATATCTGTTGCACACAAAGGCAACTACCAGAACATCGCAGACGAGATGGATACGCTGGAAAGCATACTAAACACAGCCGGCAAACTTTAATGTACGACAAAGTCAGATCATTCTGGCTTCGTAGTTTTGAAAGTGACAGGACGGCGTTTTATTTCGAACTGATCAGTTTCATATTCACAGTTGGAGCCAGCCTAACACTTGCGATAACGGCCGCAGATCCAGACATGACGATAATCTATCCTGGGTTCTTCATAGGAGCAATCACTCAATGTTACGCTTCGTACAGAAGGAATGCCGCGTTCGTTATGATGATCACTGGCTACTTCTCAATCATAAATGTCTACGGATATGGCGTAGCGAGTTATTGGTGGTAAGATGAGTTACATAGATGCATTATATAAAAAGGACGAAGACAAGATTTACGTTGTAGAACGTGATCCAAAAAAGGGTCGTGTGTTTGTTGAATATGATGCTAGGTACGTTTTCTATTATCCAGACGCAAGAGGCAAACACAGAGGAATGACAGGCGAGCCCTTGCAAAGGGTCACATGCCAGACAAACAAAGAATTCATAAAAGAGCAACGTATAAGATCAAACAAGCAACTTTATGAACACGATATCAATCCAGTGTTCAGATGTTTAGAGGAGAATTATCTCGGTAAGGAAACTCCGAAACTGAACGTTATGTTTTTTGATATCGAGGTAGACTTCGATCCAGATCGAGGTTATTCCACAACAGATGATCCGTTCATGCCCATAACTGCCATAAGTTGTTACATGAGTTGGACGGATCAACTGGTCACACTTGCGGTTCCACCAAAGACAATCAGTATGCAAGACGCAGAAGAACTTACGAAGAGATTTGACAACACCATGTTGTTCGAGAAAGAGAAAGATATGCTGGACGCTTTCCTACAACTTGTAGAGGACGCTGACATACTGTCAGGTTGGAACAGTGAGGGGTATGATATTCCATACACTGTTGGTAGGATTCAGAAAACACTCAGTGGTGATGACACACGCAGGTTGTGTTTCTGGGGCGAGAAACCTAAGAGAAGGGTGTTTGAAAAATACGGCAGAGAACAACTGAGTTTTGATCTAGTGGGTAGGGTACATTTGGATCTACTAGAACTATACAGGAAATACACGTATGAGGAAAGACACAGTTTCAGGCTTGACGCAATAGGTGAACACGAACTAGGCGAGAAGAAAACAGTGTACGAAGGATCACTGGACAACCTGTACAAGAATGACTTTGGTTTGTTCATAGAATACAACAGGCAGGACACCGCACTACTTGCCAAACTCGAGAAGAAACTGAAGTTCATTGAACTTGCCAACGAGATCGCCCACCAGAACACTGTGCTACTACAGACAACAATGGGTGCGGTTGCGGTCACAGAACAAGCAATAGTCAACGAAGCACACAGACGTGGTATGCAAGTACCGGGCAGGAAGTACAAAAAGGATGGCGAAGAGAATCAACCAGCGGCGGGTGCCTACGTGGCCACGCCTACAAAAGGTATACATGACTGGATAGGCTCCATCGACATCAACTCACTGTATCCTAGTGTCATTAGGGCATTAAACATGGGTCCTGAAACAATAGTTGGACAGATACGTCCAGTGATAACATCCGCAGAGATAAACAGGGCCAAACACGCAAAAAAATCTTTCGCGGCGGCTTGGGACAGCCAGTTTGGCAGTTGGGAGTACCAGGCGGTAATGAATCAAGAGAAAGGCACTGAGATAATCGTTGATTGGGAGGACAAGACAAGTGTGCGTATGAGTGCGGCACAACTGTACGAGATAATATTCGACGGCAACAACAAATGGATGTTGAGTGCAAATGGAACTATATTCACATACGAGTATGAGGCCATCATACCAGGTCTACTCAAACGTTGGTACGCTGAAAGACAGGAAATGCAGAAGAAGATGCGTGAGTGCGGCGACAACGAGATAGAAAGAGAATATTGGGATAAAAGACAACTTGTGAAGAAAATTAATTTGAACAGTCTATATGGAGCGATATTGAATCCAGGTTGTAGATTCTTTGATATAAGGATTGGACAATCTGTGACACTGACAGGCAGGTGTATTACAAAACACATGGCCAGCAAGGTAAACGAGATTGTAGCAGGCAAGTATGACCACAAAGGCGAGAGCGTAGTATACGGTGACACAGACTCTGTGTATTTCACAGCACACAAGACATTGAAAAAAGAGATAGATGAGGGCGTGATTCCATGGACAAAAGATTCAGTTGTTGCACTCTATGACAAAATATCAGACGAAGTGAATGGATCATTCAAAGCATTCATGACCAAAGCATTCCACACTCCAAGCACACGTGGCGAAGTCATAGCCGCTGGTAGAGAATTGGTTGCTTCGAAAGGATTGTTTATTACAAAGAAAAGATACGCGGTGCTTTATTATGACAAAGAAGGAAAAAGGACAGACACAGAAGGCAAGGAAGGCAAGATGAAGGCGATGGGACTTGATCTCAAACGTTCAGACACCCCTGTGTTTGTGCAGGACTTCTTGAGTGATTTGCTTTACATGGTACTTACAGGTAAGACGGAGACCGAAGTCCTCGACAAGATCAGTGAATTTAGATCTGAGTTCAAGGCCAGACCAGGTTGGGAGAAAGGTTCTCCAAAGAGAGCAAACAACATGACAAAATACACAGAAGAAGAGGCAAAGAAAGGCAAAACCAACATGCCTGGACACGTCAGGGCCAGCATGAACTGGAACAAGTGCCGTGAAATGTATGGTGACAAGTACTCTATGCCGATCACAGATGGTGCAAAAGTTATTGTGTGCAAACTAAAATCTAACCCGTTAGGGTACACCAGCATCGCTTATCCAGTAGACGAGTTACGTATTCCAGAATGGTTCAAAGAACTGCCATTCGATGGTGACGCAATGGAGTCTACAATACTTGATCAGAAAATAGATAACCTAATAGGTGTATTAGGGTGGGACGTCCAAAGCACAGAGACCACAAACACGTTCAATAAACTATTTGAATTCTAAATAACGTAATGCTTAGTATCGAAGAAATAAAATTATTAATTGAAAAATTAGAAAAAGTCAAAAAAGAGGATCTGCAGGAATTAATTGATAGCAATCTTAAGATACTTAAAGATATCGAGATGGCGGTTGATGCTAATAATAGTATGATAATAGAAAGATTAGACAAAACACCTAAATGGTTCGCACGTGACCTGGATGAAAAACGTGCAAAGCCTTTCGTTGACCCTGTGCTTAAGAAGTTTATTCAGAGTAAAATATTCCAATTCGCTAAATCAAACATATACAACAGTCTAGAGATAGGACCCGGTGATGGAATGTTCTCATTGGATTTCAGAGCATGGAGATTGAATTTTTTCCTTGATGTCTTGCAAGACAGAGAAATGAAGATCAGGCAAAAATTTCCAAATCGACATTGGAAATATCTCAGGTTCTATACTACAAGGAACACAGAATGTTCTAACATTCCTCAAGGAAGTTGTAATTTCGTATTCAGTTGGGACACTTTCGTATTTTTTACACAACAACACGTGCAACAATATCTGCATGATATCAAGAGGGTGCTGATACCAGGTGGTTACTGTTTGATACACTATGCAGACTGTCATTATGACATAGAATTGGATCTTGCAAAGCGTGGTTATTGGAACTATAACACCAAAACTGCAATGACGCAGATGATAAAAGACGAAGGCTATGAAGTTGTTGAAATGAATCAGTACAGACCCGGCGCCAGTTATGCGGTGTTTAGGAAACCTGGTAAACAAAATCCAGTTGTGTACAAAGTTTCTGAAATAACACTAGACTAAGATCTAAATATCATATACAATAAGGACATTATGATAGATATCTTGAAAGACATCGTTAAACACACGCATGGACTGGGATTTTTGGATCTTGTCAAAATCACCGGAGACGATAAAGAAACTGCAATCGACTCAATGGCTGAAGACAGATCTGTAATCCTGCAAGGATCTTTCCACAAGCAACAACCGGAAATGAACGGTACGTTTGGAATGCCTCAGATGGGCAAACTTGACATCCATTTGAAGTGTCCGGAATACAAAGAGAAGGCAAAAATAACTGTGTTGTCCGGTGAGAGAAACGGTGCGACAGTTCCTACAGGGATCCATTTCGAAAATGAAAAGGGTGACTTCAAGAACGATTACAGATTTATGAATGCCGAGATCATCAACGAAAAACTTAAAACTGTAAAGTTTAAGGGAGTTAAGTGGGACGTTGAGATCGAACCTAGTGTGGCGAGTGTGCAAAGATTCAACTTCCAGGCAACTGCAAACACAGAACACAACTCATTCGTTGTGAGAACCGAAGATGGAAACTTAATTTTCACTTTTGGTGATCAAGCATCGCATGGTGGTGAGTTTGTATTTGCAACTGATGTTAAGGGCACACTTAACAAAGGTTGGAGTTGGCCTGTTGGGCAGGTTTTACAGATATTGAAACTGTCAGATTCAGCAAAGGTTACTTTACACTTCTCTAACGAGGGTGCTATGAAAGTTACAGTTGACTCTGGTTTGGGCAATTATCAATACATCATACCAGCACAGGCGCAGTAATGACGACACAGAATAACAAGCAAGAACATTTAGGAGAGTTGAGCAGAGACTTTGCGGTGTTCTTGCCTGCTATTTCGAATTTCTACAACACATTCATAAGCAAACAGAGGGTCACTGAAGGCAAACATATTCCTAAAGAAAGAATTCCAGAAACGTTTGAAAACGGAGTTGAGAGTCTCAACTTTATAAATCCGGACAAAGGTATGTTCACCTATCCAACTGCACTGTATTCGGCAGGACACGCCTGCTTGGACATGGACAAGGTTGGCGACAGGGATCACATGTTCGTGAACAGAGACAGAGAGTTTACAACTATTGTAGGTGACTCTGGTGGATATCAGATAGGAAAAGGTGTTATCAAATTTGATTGGAAAGATTTCGAGGGTAACAAAGCAAACAAAGTTAGATCAGATATTTTAAATTGGCTAGAACTCACAAGCGATTGGGCAATGACACTGGACGTACCCACGTGGGCGGCAGATGATCTAAATAGTCCAAAGACAGGATTGAAAAGTTTCCAAGACACATTAGACGGCACGATATACAACAACAAGTTCTTCCAGAAGAACAGACTCGGACAGACAAAATTGTTGAATGTACTACAAGGTGATGATTGGAACACTGCACAGATATGGTATGATCAAGTGAAAGATTTTGAATTTGAAGGTTGGGCGATGGGTGGTATCAACATGTGTGACATGGAAGTCATGCTGAAACGTATGATCATAATGAGAGATGAGAAGAAACTAGACGGCAAGGACTGGATGCACGTACTTGGTACATCACAGATGGACTGGGGTTGCTATCTAACACAGGTACAAAGACAGGTCAGGAAACACATCAACCCTAACTTCACAATAAGTTTTGATTCTGCAAGTGCATTTTTATCAACTGCAAACGGTCTGGTGTACACGCACAATTCGTTTACGCCTGATAGATGGTCGTTTGTTATGGACAAAGCACCCGATGACAGAATGTTGAAAGGTTCTGATATACAGTTTCCATTTGATAGCGGTGTAGGACGTAGGCTAAAAATGAAAGATGTTTGTTGGTATGGTGAGAAAGATCTAAATAAAAATGGCAAGATTGGAGCAACCAGTTGGGACAGTTTCAGTTACGTTCTTATGATGGCACACAACGTATACAACCAGATCAGGGCAATTCAAATTGCAAACGATCTCAATGACATAGAATCTATGAAATACAAGCCTGAAGTTAAACATTGGCGGAAAACAAAGGCAAGTGACAAGACAGATGAACCTAGCATATA